TCCTTTCTTTATATCCCAATATCATGGGAGTAATTATAAGTCAATCATAAATTTGAGTTTTAATTGTTCTAATACAACTTTCAATTCTTGATAATTCTTGGTCTATTAAATTTTCATTACTTACTTTACCCATATCTAAACACTTTGAATATGATCTAACTAAATGAATTAAATCCATATCTAAAATATTTATATGTTCGTCTTTAGATGTTGAATAATGTTGGTTTAATTCTTCATTGTGCATATCGCAAGGCGTTTTTCTTTTTTCTAAAACTTCTTGAACGTCTAATAAATCTTTTACTTTCATTTTTAATCCTTTCTAATATCTCCTATTAACATGGGAATAATTAAATGTCAATACCTATGATTTGGATAATTAGGTTTTTTAATTGCATATTTAGAATTTGGCGGTGGTGTATATCCGTTTTTAACTTTGTCGCGGTATAATGCGCCAAGCACAGAATTTTTCGATTTGTCAAACATTCGCCCCACTTCTCTCGCGGTGTGAGTATGCCACAATCTTTTTGCTCTTTCTATATTTTCATCAGTCCAAAATTTTTTCATTTTCAATCCTTTCTATTTATCCTATATACATGAGAGTTATCCCAATGTCAAATAAAAAATAAATTATTTTATTGTTGACTTTTACTTTACATGAGATTATATGGGATATTATTAACTTGGTTGCCGACAATGAAAAGTCTCGAAGGTTATCAGTATTGTCTGTAAGTTTTTGGAAACAGAAACGACAAAGAGATTTCAGTATCGACTGAGACGATACAGGCTAACGGCTATAAAAATATACCTGTCTCGATGAATTAACATCGTGAGTATAAAATATGCCAAGTTAATAAATGTGTTGGCAATGAGGTGTAGTCCTTACTCGGTTGATCAGAAGTCCGTTCTACACTTCCATACACAATAGCGTAAGCGACGGAGTTATTCGGATAAGTCTTACGCAAAATTATAGAAAGGAAATTATGACCGAAGAAGTACATTATCATAGTAAAAGTAAAGGTGAAGATATTCCTGTTTCTGAAATGTCAGATTTATATGTTCGTCGTGCTTTTAAGAAAATGATTATGAAAGAGAAAAAAAGAAATGATAATAAAGAAGCATTAAAAGTAAATATTAGAAATGCTATGATGTATTTAGAGAAAGCATTGGAGGAATAAAATTATGATTAAATACAAATGTAAATTAATACCAGATAAAAAATACATTAAAGATTTTTGTCTTACTTTTGAATGTGAAAATGAGCAAGACGCGGAATGTGAAACTTATGTACATTTAAAAGAAAATATTCAAGATTATTTTGATATAGAGGTAGAAGATGAATGAAAAATTATTCTGGCGACGCGTCGATAATTTAATTAAAATTATTAATGCAATTCAAGATGACATGGTATATAGAACTATGTGGGAAAATAAATTAAAAGAATTAATGCAGAGAAAGGACGTGTATGAGTGATGATTTTCAAATGCCAGAGTATTACAAATCAATTAAAAAACCACGAGCAGAAGAGGAATTAGTCAAAAGAAAATGTTTTCGTTGCAACAAAGAGTCAAAAATGGGCAAATTTGAGAGGTATTGCAGTCCTACTTGCAGATATCACGCGACACGGAACTATACAAGTGGTTATAAGGTGGGGTATTAATGTTTATTTTTATTTTTTGGAAACTTATTCTACTTATTCTTCTTCTTCTTTTTCTAATAAGTTTTTTGTAATGTCGGTAATTTCTTTAACCTCTACACCAATAGATTCGCCATTAATAACATTATGATCGCGTATTTCTTTCAATTTTGCTTCTAACTCTGGGCGTGACATATTATCAAGAGAAGCTGTTACAACCTCTTTTCTATCAACATAGAACCCCGCAAGTTGACCGCGACGATATTCAGCATTTACGGCGGGACCCATTTGTCCGTTCGTTACAGCCGTATCGCGCAACCGTGACAGTTCTCTTGCGTGTTTGACAAAATCTATTTTACTTGCTTCAGCATACTCACGTTGAAGATTTTCAATAGCTATAACAACCTTTGGAAAATACTTGGGATTTCTTAGGTTACAAGCTTGTGACACAGCGGACTTTTCAGAGTACCCCGCCTGTTTTGCACATTCTGTTTGTGTTAGTCTTCCATTTTCTTTGACAAATATCTCAACAAAAGCTCTTTGCTTCGGTGTAAGCTCACCGTTTCTAATTTTAGGCATATTTTTAGTTTAGTACATTTTTTCACTTCTGTATAGTTTTTTATTTTTGAACTATATAATATAATATATTAAATTCATCTCAAAAATCTTATCTATTTTGATGGGATATATCCTATACTAAGGTTACGTCTGGTTACGTCTGGTTACGTGGTAAAAGTAACGTATTTATTGTTATTTATCAGTTGGTTACGTGTAAAGTTACGTGGTTACGTCATATTTGAGAATAAAAAAATATTTTTTTTTATTTTGAAAAAAAAACTTCTATACAAAGTGATTTTGTCCTTGACATTCCCATTAATATATATATAGTCCCAATTAAATAGTTATCATGCATGGTAACTGAGTATGGCTGAACAACAATAACAAAGTTGTAAGGCACATTTCTTAGAAAGTATGGTCAAATGACTGAGATTCTAAGAAGTGGTACTGAAGTACCGTTATCTTCTTAAAAGGTTGATTTGTCGGGAAAAGGTTGGAGGTAGTCAAAGAATCCTTCTGCTCAACACTTAGAAAGGATTATATGAAAACTAATAGATGGATATGGGAGAAAGTAAAAATAGAACTTACTAATCCACAAGGAGAAACTGTCACTCTAAATAGTGATAGTTTTGATGACTATACATTTGGTATTATATCAGAGGCAGTAGAAAAATATGTCGTTGATCAAGGAGGAGAACTAGAATGAACATATTTTTTTTAGACAAGACACCAGACGGATCAGCAGAAATGTTGTGCGATAAACACGTACCTAAAATGCTGTTAGAATCAGCGCAAATGTTATCAACTGCTGTTAGAAAGTATGAAAAAGAAACAGATACAACGCCACTTGCTGAACCAATATATAAATCAGCGTACCCTAATCATCCAATGACAATATGGGTGTCTGAAACTTTAGGTAACTTTAATTGGGCATTAGATAATGCGCTATGGATTAATAATGAATATCAATACAGATTTAAGAAAGAACATAAGTCCTTTAGAGTATTAGATAATATAATTAATTTTGAATTAATGGCGCATATACCAGACGGTGATATGACAACACCACCTCAATGTATGCCCGATGAATACAAGGACAAAAACTATGTAACAGCGTATCGTAATTACTACAAAGGCGAAAAAGAATATTTTGCTAAATGGGAAAAAGGCAGAAGTCAGCCAGAATGGTGGAACCAATGAGACAATTTGTCCATTGTCCGTGTTCCAAAATCATGGTATTAAGAACCTATGAATCGCAAAGACATAGAAGAGTTGTATGGCGAAGATGAACCCAACATGCTATTTGCTGACGGGTTCGATGCCGCGATTTCCGGTGTCATATGGGATGGTGAGCGAACACGCGTCGTATATGAAATGGAATCAATATTGGAGATTCTCACAGTTCGTGATAATATGACCTATGAGGAAGCAGTCGAATTTTTCGACTATAACATTGCGGGTTCCCACATGGGAGAGTACACACCCTTCTATTTGGAGACCTAGAAAGGATTAAGATGAAACCAATACACGATAACACAGTAGATTTGTTTTACGTAGCAAATAAACTAGTAGAAATATTAAAAGTAGATGATAAAGAATTACGTAAAGAGGTGGAAGAATTTAGAGAAGAGATTTTTCATAACATCGGCGCTAATGCCGTACACGATCATAACAATTAGGAGAAAGAATGAGTAAATTTAAAGATTGGGTTATGGAAATTTACGAAGAACTAGAGGATCATGAATAAAATGAGAGAAGATTATCAAAAGGTTTATCAAAAAGCGTATCGAGAAGCCAATAGACAACGACTAAATGATAATCAAAGAGAAAAAAGAAAAAATAATCCAGAGAAATTAAAAGCTTATAATAAAAAATATTGGGAAAAACATCGAGAAGAAATATTGTTTTATAATAGAGAATTTTACAAAGCTAATAAGGAAGAGGTACATGCTAAAAACAAAGCTTATCTCGAAGCTAATAAAGAAAAAATATATGCTATTAATAAAAAATACAAAGAAAAAAATCCAGAGAAAATAAAAGCTATCCATAAAAGATACAAAGAAAATAACAGGGGTATTTTTACAGCTATTCAAGCCAAAAGAAGAGCAAGAATTCTACAAGCCACTCCCTCTTGGGTCAATTTAGAAGCAATAAAAGAAATATATGTTTGCTGTCCTAAAGGTTATCATGTGGATCATATAGTACCATTAAAAGGTAAAAATGTTTGTGGTTTTCATGTTGAAAATAATCTGCAATATTTAAAAGCCAAGGAAAACATGCAGAAAGGGAATAGATAGAGATGATTAAACACCCCATGGTCCTTGTTTCGTGGTACGATGCCAAAGACGGGCAAACCGGGTGGCATTCTGTTACCGACGTGCAAAAAGAACCACTAGCTGTATGTCATTCCATGGGATGGCTCGTGTTCCATGATAAAACAAGAACGGTCATTATGGCAGACTACTCAAAATACGACGCGGAACAAGACGGCGGTCGTCATATCGCGATACCAACAGGATGGGTAAAATCCATTGCCTATCTTGATACAATCTATACAGAAAAGGAGAATGTATGAAACGAATTTTTGGGGCACCATGAGGAGTCAAGAATCAATAGCTTATATAAAAAAAATGAAACCTGTTTGGGATGCAAAATATCGTCAATCTGAGAAAGGATTTTTTCAAGACCTTTTTTATGATTTGAAGAGAAGATGTGATCCAAATTCATATCATGTTGTAAAACAAAAAAAGAAATTACACATTAATAATGGTATAAGAGATAGGGATCATCTTCTGGAGCTGTGGGAAAAACAGAAGGAACTTCTTGGTGGACCTTTTTGTATTTATACCGGAGTTGAACTTACAATGAAAAAATCAAATGGAAAGGGTCATAAAACCTCACGAACAAAAACAAACATATCAATAGACCGCATTGATCCAACTTTACCCTATCAGGAAGATAATATAGTATTTTGCTCATGGGAATTTAACAATAGAAAAGGTGCTGTCTTACTTGAAGATTGTAAATTAATATTAAAAGTATGGAAGGAGAAAAACCATGAACATGGACAGACTACTACAATCGGTTAAGAAACACGAAGGCTACAGAAACAAGGT